CTAGTAGAAAAGAAGCGGCGCTAGTCGCTAGCCAAAGACTTGAGGGCGATAGATTTCAAGTGATATTGCTTCAGACTTGGCATAACCCAGCCAATCTGGATGATAAAGCAATGGCTAATGATGTAGCGGAATGGGTGCGAAAGTATCCAGTTCAGCTGGTTGCCTATTCAGCCAGAACCGCTTCGGCAGTAGCTGCGCGATTAGCTCCTGCTGGTATTAGGGTTGAGCCGATAGATGGCCTTGACTATGCACAAAGCTGCGATGAGTTACTGGGAGCAATCTCATCTCAGCGGTTGGCTCACTCGGGACAAGATGAGCTGACAAAGCAATGCCTATCCGCCGTCAAGCTACCCTTTGGAGACGGCGGCTGGGTAATGGGTCGCAAGGTGAGTAATACGACAATCTGCGGAGCAATTGCTTCGGCCTTAGCAACACACTATGCAACTATGGCTGAAAGTAGCGTTGATATTCAAATAGTGTAAGTAGGCTCATTTACAATGTAAGTAATGGGTGCTATAAGAGATTTTCTATTTCCACAGGTTCAAGCTGCAAAGCCAGGAATCGTAACTGATGTCCAAGCTGGGCTGACTCCAGTTCAAATTGCTGACTCGGTTTATAACATACTTGGCGGATCAACAAATACTACTCGCGCACTTGCTATGTCAGTGCCTTCAGTAGCTCGCGCAAGAAATATTATCTGCGGAACTATCGGCTCATTACCTTTAACAACTTTCAATCGTATTACTGGTCAGTATGTTGATCCACACAGAGTTATCAATCAGCCAGACCCAAGAGTCGCAGGATTCGTAATTTATTGCTGGCTCGCAGAAGATATCTGGCTATATGGCGCTGGTTATGGCCAAGTGCTAGAAATGTATTCTGCAACTGATGGCGGTCGAGTCAGAGCTTGGACTCGCGTAAGTCCAGACCGCGTTACAGTCGATACAGATTATTTAAATATAACAATTACTGGATATAAGGTTGATGGCAAGTCCGTCCCAATGCAAGGCGTTGGTTCATTAATTCGATTTGATGGTGGAGATGAAGGCTTACTACACCGCGCTGGCAAAACAATTTCAGCAGCAGTTTATCTTGAGAACGCAGCAGTTAATTATGCTAAAGAGCCTGCTCCTTCAATGGTGTTAAAGTCTAATGGAACTAATCTAACTGCCGAAAGAATTTCATCATTACTAACTGCTTGGAAAACTGCTCGCCAATCTCGCTCAACAGCATTTCTAAATGCAGATGTAGAATTACAGCAATTTGGTTTTGATCCTAAATCAATGCAACTTGCAGAGGCGCGTCAATATGTAGCACTAGAATTAGCTCGGGCCTGTGGAATACCTGCCTACTTCTTGAGCGCCGAAACGACTTCTATGACTTACTCAAACGCGGTGTCCGAGCGGCGCTCATTAGTAGATTTCTCACTTCGCCCAATACTTAAGGCAATTGAGGAACGCCTATCATTGCCGGACTTCACACCTAATCCAGTAATGACGCGCTTTGCACTTGATGACTTCCTACGCGGTAACGCGCTAGAGAGAGCTCAAGTTTATGAAATCCTAAACCGCATTGGCGCGATGAGCGTTGAGCAAATTCAGCGAGAGGAAGATTTGATTCCAAATGAAAGTTAATATCCCAATGGTCGTTACAGCGGCCGACACAATTAAGCGCACCATAACTGGAACTATTGTGACTTGGAATGAGCAAGGCAATACTTCAGTTGGCCCAACAGTCTTTGCAGCTGATTCAATCGAAATGAAGCCAGTTAAATTGCTTCTTGAGCACGACCGCACTCGCCCAATTGGCAAAATGGTCTCTCACAATGTAACTAAGTCTGGCATCGAAGCTACTTTCAAGATTGCCAACACTATGGCTGGAGAAGATGCCCTAATTGAAGCAACTGAAGGCTTGCGCGATGGATTTAGCGTTGGAGCCCAGATAAACGAATGGACCAACAACAAAGGCGTTATGCAGATTACCTCAGCAACCCTAGATGAAGTATCTCTAGTAACTGATCCTGCAATTGATTCTGCTCGCGTAAGCGAAGTAGCAGCTTCTGAGAATGAAGCACCAAAAGAAGATTCTGATTTAGCAACCGCTGATTCAGAGAAACCAAACGAAGGAGACCAAGTGTCTGACACTACCGCTCCTGCTCCTGCCGTTGAAGAAGCGGTTGAAGCAGCTAAAGCAAATATGGTTGAGGCGTCTCGCCCAGCCTTTTACACAGCACCTCGCCTTGAATTCACCAAGGCAAAATATCTTGAGAATAGCGTCCGAGCTAAACTCGGTGATGACGCAGCTCGCCAGTATGTTATGGCAGCAGATGACACCACTAGCAACAACGCTGGCTTAATTCCAACCCGTCAGCTAACAGAGATTGTAAATCCTCTCTCAAATGCTGATCGTCCAACGATTGATGCAATTTCTCGCGGTGTCTTACCAGATGCTGGTATGACTTTCGAGATTCCAAAGCTAACAGTAGTTCCAACAGTTGCAGATGTTAATGAAGCTCAACCAGTTGGTGAAACTGGAATGGAGAACAGCTTCATATCAGTTTCAGTCAATAAGTATGCTGGCGGCCAGACTTTTTCAGTAGAATTGCTAGACCGAAGCTCACCAGTATTCTTTGATGAGCTAGTGCGTCAGATGGAATTTGCTTATGCAAAAGCCACCAATGCTTTCGTAACTGGCGAAATTGCTAACAACGGAACTCTAAATGCAACAGCAACCACAGAAGATAAAGATGGTTTGCTAACCTTCGTATCAACAGGTGCTGCTGCAGTTTATAAAGCATCACTTGGCTTTGCTCGCAACTTAGTAGTGAGTGCTGAGCAATGGGCCAAGATTATGTCCTATAACGATGCTGGACGCCCTATCTATACTGCGTCACAACCACAAAACGCTGGTGGAGTAGTATCCCCACAAAGCATCCGCGGAAATGTGTTAGGTCTTGATCTTTATGTAGATCGCGCAATGGGTGGAACTGGTGGAACTGGCCTTGGAGATTATTCAATGGTAGTTCTAAATCCAGAAGGTTACACTTGGTATGAATCAAGCCGCTTCCGTCTCCAGACCAATGTTGCACTAAATGGTCAGATTGAAGTTGCTTACTATGGCTATGGCGCACTTGCAACCAAGGTTGGCGCTTCAGCTAACTGGTTCAACAAGAGCTGATAAATCCCTAATAGTGACGGCCAGTCCGCTCCCGAGCTGGCCGCTCACCTAACTGCTTGAAAGGATGACGAGATGCCAACAATAGTTACGGCCACAGAGCTTAGGACGATTCTTGGCGTTTCGTCATCCCTGTATAACGATGCTTATCTCAATGACATATGTGATGCAGCTGAAAACTTAGTGCTTCCAATGCTAGTCAGTTATTCAGCGCCAATTGCCAAGGTCGAGCGCTCCGATGATGTAGTCGTATTTACTACACAGGGAGAGCACCCTTTTAGCGTAGGTCAGTCAGTAGTAATTACTGGCGTTAATAACACCTTTAACGGCACTCACACAATCACCGATATTGGCCCAGACTTTTACTTTGAGTTTCCTAATTTTACTAACCCAGCCAACTTTAATATTGGCAATCTAAACCTAGAATTTACAGTCGCATTAGTTGGCGCAGATGTAAATGAATTTAATGTAATCCCTGCTGGCAAGGCAACCCTTACTGGCGCTTCAACCTATGTTGCTAATCCCAATGTAGAGGCAGCAGTTCTAACCATTTCAGTCGAAATCTTCCAAGCTAGAACAGCCGCTGGTGGATCAATAGAAGGCGTAGATTTCGCAGTAACCCCTTACCGCCTATCTAAGAATTTACTTGCCAAGGTAACTGGCTTACTTGGCCCATACCTTGATGTAGAGACGATGGTTGGTTAATGCCATCAACAATTGCCACAGATGTTAGAGGCGCTATAAAGACTGCGCTTGCTGGCGTAGCTGCCAACATTTACGACTCAGTTCCTGAAGCGCCTATTGTCCCAGCAATTATTGTCATTCCAGACTCGCCCTATATGGAGCTTGAAGTCTTGGGAAAAGCCACAACTAGAGTTAAATTAAATTACACCATCACCGCTTGCGTTGCGTATTTCAGCAACGCCGCTGCTTTAGATAACTTAGAGCAAATGGTCATCAGTATTCTTGGCGCATTAAATGCGTCCAAGTATGAGTTATCAATAGTCGAAAGACCTTCGGTAACCGAAGTAGGAACTACTACCCTGTTAGTTTCAGATATACGCTTGAGCGTCCGCTACGAGCAAACCGCATAGGAGACCTAAATGCCAA